TCATTCTGGCGCCGCTGTCGCGTCGAGCATCGAAAACGTTCGATTTTTGAGACTTTTCCTAGAGTGTAAGTAGGAAAAGTTGGAGGTTTGTGTCGGGATCTGCACAGCGCGGGTGCAGCGAAGTAGCCTGTTGCGTCTGATGATTTTTGAATCGCACCTGCAATGAGCGCGCGGACTGCGTGCACTGCGCAAGTCGAGTGCGCGCTCCGCTGGCGAAATGCCAGCGTCCACGCTCTGGTCAAGGACGGGTCCAATCACGAGACGTTCCAGAGCGGCGCGATTGACGGGTTGGCGGGCGCAATTAACGTGACGCGTCACGGTGGTCGCGGGTCCGCCGGCGTTGAATTCTGCAGGGCTGAGGGCTTGGGTTTCCCTCAGAATTGAACGTTGGTCCGGCGAGGTACGCCTGACTGGTGGAGACTGGAGCGTGCGACTGTTTGAGCGAGCGTGTGTCGCCTGGACGTGGCGGGATGCCTCTGGGTCGCCAGCGACCATGAGTGCAGAGAAGCTATGGCTGGGGTTGGGGCCCGGGTAATGTTTGGGGTGCCATTGGTCGGGCTCGGTAGCGGAGTCGATGCTCAGTCTGCTTTGAACATAATATACATACTGTCGTTGCCGTGCGCGCTAAACGACTGAATATCAAGGGATTTTGCGCGAGCGACGCCCGGGGCTGAGAACACTACCAGCACCAGCACTGCCGCCGCCGCGCTCACCCTGTCCAAGATCAGTCGCCACAGTGCGCGCTCGGTGGTGGAGGTCGCTCGCTCGGCGTGGATCATTGCCATCCACGTGGCGCCATCAATCTTTGCCATGGCGCAAATTTGCGCAATCCGTTCATCGGACAGGGGGGTATCGCCCTTTCGCCAACGGGAAATCAAAGACCGGGTAACGCCGACGCGCTCCGCCAAAGCTATGTCGGAGCCTAAATTCAAGCGGTTTTTCACGTTGTCAAGTAGTTCGTTGACGGCTGACATTGCGGCTCCTGTTGATCGATCAGTTGACACGTGTTTCCCGATCAGTTTACATGCCCCTCGTTGAGCGATCACTCAACACCCGCCATCGGCACCCCAAGGCCGCTGGCGGGATCTCTTGGGGCTTGGGGCAGGGGATACACCATGGAAGAGTTGCTCCAGATCATGGCCGGTGGGCTGCTGCTGGTGATCGCGGTCGCCGCGATCCGTGCGGACTACAAGCGCCGCAAGGGTGGGGTCATCAAGTGATCGACCCCTTGATCGCATTCGTTTTGGTCGGCGCGTGCATCTCCATCGCATACGGCGTCGCAACTTTCCCGCGAAAGGCCCGCGAACTGTTCGCGGCTGCCGCGCCCAAGCGTGAGGCAGAAGCCCAGGTTGTGATGCTCGCCACGCTGGAAATCGCTGCCACCAAGCGCGGCGATCTGTTGGCGGCTGCCCGTTTCGCTGAGCAGCAGGAGACCGCTCATGGATAAGCGGATGCGCGCCTTGGTTGCCTGTGAGTACTCCGGCCGTGTCCGTGATGCACTGCGCAGTCGCGGCGTGGACGCAATGTCCTGCGATCTGCTGCCCACCGAGGTGCCAGGCCCGCACTACCAGGGCGACGTGCGAGACGTGCTGCATGACGGCTGGGATCTGCTTATCGCCCATCCGCCGTGCACCCACCTGGCCGTATCCGGCGCCCGCTGGTTCAAGCACAAGCAGAAGGAGCAGGCCGAGGCCTTGGATTTCGTTCGCCTGCTGCTCAACGCACCGATTCCGCGCATTGCCCTGGAACAGCCCATCTCCATCGTGGCAACTCGGATAGCGCCGACTTCGCAGGTCATCCATCCGTGGCAGTTTGGGCATGGCGAGCGAAAGACCACCTGCCTGTGGCTGATCAACCTCCCTCACCTGGTGCCTACCAACATCGTGGAGGGCCGGGAAGATCGTGTCCACCGCATGGCACCTGGCCCGGATCGTTGGAAAGAGCGTTCCCGCACATTCCAGGGCGTCGCCGATGCCATGGCCGAGCAGTGGAGCAATGTCGAGCAGCTGCCGTTGATGCTGCCCTTGGCGGTGGCCAATGGCTGACGGCGCGCCAGCGACGGCAGGACTCCCCTCGTCTAACAGGGGAGTCAGTGAATTCAGGAACGCACAGGGAACCCTGACGGTCGGCATTGACTGGTTTTCCGCTTCCATCGACCTGCGCGCAGCGCTGGACGAATTGGCGTTCCGTGATGGCGACAGCTTCGAAGAGGTTCGCCAGTGGATCGAGTTCTCCCCGGACAATGCACGCATTGCGGCCCTCCAGGTGTTCTGCTGGTTCTTCGCCGGGCTTGGCCTTGAACTGGATGAAAACGTGGGCGGCGGTCGCTTCTACACGTGGCGAATCAAGATCATCGACGCGGCTAAGAAGTTCGTCGGCATGATCGAATTGGGTGGCGAAGATTGCCGCCGTGCAGATGGAACGTACACCGCTCGCATCGAGCTAACCGGTGATGGATGCAAGACGATAGGCGCAGCGCGCTGCGGCCATGCGCAGCGGTGGCTGGAGCTTCGAGCGAAGCTCGAAAGCTGCGGCGGAAGGATCACCCGAGTGGATGTGTGCGCCGATGACCTGGTGGGCAACTACCCCCTGCGCTTGGCACAGAAATGGTACGCCGCTGGTGAGTTCGACAACCGCGGTCAGCGCCCTAAGGCGCAGCTGGTGGATGACTACGACAGCGGCGATGGCAAGACCTTCTACGTGGGCGGCAAGAAGTCCGAAAAGCAGCTGCGCGTCTATGAGAAGGGGAGGGAGCAGGGCGACAAGAGTTCGCCGTGGGTGCGCTACGAAGCGCAGTTCCGCAACTCCAATCGCAAGGAGCTTCCGCTCGACATTCTGCGCGACCCAGCGACGTACCTGCTAGGGGCCTATCCGGTGCTGAGCTTTCTCAACTGCGTTGCCACCCGAATCGAAATCACCAAAGCAGCCGTTGAAGCCACGTGGAAGAGTGTTCGTCGCCACATCCGCCGTCAGTACGGCGCGGCTCTGAATTTCATCTCCAAGAACTGTCCGGACGATCAGTCGTTGCGGACGGTCGTTGAATCCTGCACCTCGCCAAAGCTGCCGAGGTGGGTAACAGGCGAAACAGCAGCGCATTGGCCCGAAATCGCGGGCGTAAATCAAACCTCAAAGGGGTAAAGCCATGGATCACAGCAACGCAAAGGTCACCGTCCTGGACTCGCAGATTGCCGAGCGCGGCGGTACGTTCGAAGGCAACAAGGGTGAGCAGATCAGCTACACCACTCGCAAGCAGAAGGGCAAGGTTGAAGTTGGCGGTTTTGCGTATCCGCTGGACGTGCGCTTGGAGGACGGCCAGCCGGCCTACCCGGTCGGTGAATACGAGCTGGACATCGCGGCCATGCTGCAGGTCAACAAGGGCGTGATGAGCCTCTCCAAGTTCACCGTTCTGCGTTCGCTGCCCAAGCCTGCGGCACCGCGCACGGCAGCGCAGGCCTAAACGATGGCGCGGTACGTCTACGAATGCCTGCAATACAACCAGCAGACCGGCACCTGTGAGCAGGCTGGTTTCGTGCCGCGCACCGACATTCCCGCCCTGACTACTGCCGAGGTGTCGGGAATCCTGTCCATGGTTGCGGTGTGTTTCGCCGTGGCGTGGGCATACAAGCAACTAGGCAGAACCATCCGCAACTAACGAAAAGGAAACACCATGGATCTGGACGCAACTGCTGCACTGACCGTTCTGGGCGGACTGTCCGCCGTGCTGGGCGCTATCGGCGCCGCCAAGCTGGCACCGGCCGCAATCTCGGTCGGTTTCAAGTGGCTGAAGGGCGCGATCTTCGGTTGATCGCTGTAACACGGGGCCGGGCAATCCGGCCCCTTTTCTATGGGGAATTCGTGATGCTGGGTCTTTTCGTGCTGTGCGCTGGCACTGCCGCGCTGTACATCGCGTTCGGTGATTAGATGTTCCGCATACTCTTCGCGATCATGCTTGCCGCGCTGTATAGCGCTCCTACGTCCGCTCAGGTTGGAACCTGTTCGCCGAGCGCTGACGTTGGGTCGGATTCTTGCCCGGATCAGGGCACCGCGTACACCGCAGCATGGGCGGCTGCTACTGATGAGGCTGGCCGCTCTAATGCCCTTGGCGGCCAAAAGTGGTCGCCATTCGTAGAGCTCGATGGCATCGACACCTACGTGGGTTTCGTCCGTCCTTCCACTGCGACGGCTGGACGCTATGCATCTAAGAGGCGCACTTTCACTGTCAAGTGCAGTGCGAGGCCGGAAGAATTTGGGTGGGAGGGCGGCACTACTGCGGGCTCAGTGAACGTCTGCCATAACGGCTGCATGTATTCCAGCGCTTTGGATCCCCAGGGCGTTGCGGGCGTCAGCTATGCGCCTACGGGAGGGGTGTGTACCAACGCCGATGCGCCTGAGCCTAAGCCTGCTGGCGATGGCGGTGGTGATGATGGCGGTGGCACTGGCGGGGAGACGGGTGGCGGTGACGGAGACGGCGGAGGCGATGGCGGTGGTGATGGAGATGGTGGCGGTGATGGCGGTGGTGGAGACGGCGAGGGCGGTGGCAACGGTGATGGTGATGGCGATGGCGATGGCGATAGTGACGGCGGTGAGGATGGCGACGGTGATGGCGACGGTGATGGAGAGAATCCCAGCCTTCCAGAGAACCCAACGTATCCGGGCGACATTCCGATGCCATACGCCGATCCGCCCATTCCGAGCAGCTACCTCGGCCAGTGGTCCAGTGGCCTCGGCGGTGGTTCCTGTCCCGCTGCAAAGACCATCACGGTGGGCGTTGGATCTGTCTCTACGTCCATCAGTTTCGAGTTCAAGCCTCTCTGTGATTTCGCGCAAATGATCAAGGGTCTAGTCATCGCCTGTGCCGCGCTTGCGGCTGCCTATATCGTTTCAGGAGTACGCAAGTAATGCCTTGGCTCGCCGCGTTCCTCACTCAACTCCTGGGCAACTCCCTTGCGCGTGTACTGACCGGCGCGGGTCTTGGTCTTGCCACAGGCGCAGCGCTCCTGCCGCTCGTCAAGGGTGCACTGAATCTCATTACGCAGAAGTGGGCAGGCATCGCAGCAGATGTCGCGAACGTCATGCTCATGGCCGGGGCAGGGGAGGCCATCACGATGATTGGATCCGCCATCGTGACCAAGGTCGTCATTGATGCGGGCAAGGTCGCCGTTCAGAAGGTAGCTTCCAAATGATGTACTTGATTTCAGGCCAGCCGGGCAACGGCAAGACCCTGCGCGCAATGTCCATGGCGCTTGAGTTCTACGAGCAGAACCAGCAGCAGGTAAAGGAAGGCAAGGCGCAGCCTCGTCGCTTCTTTACGAACATCGCGGGTGCAACGGCAGAAGAGGGCGCAGATGCCTTCCCATGGATGGAGAAGCTGCCCGAACACAACGACTGGACGCAGCTGCCGGATGGCGCTTTCGTGATCTACGACGAAGCGCATTCCGATGGCAACACACAGGGTCTTGAGCGCTATGGCAGGCTGTTCCCGTCTACGGGCAAGCCGGGCGAATCGGATGACCCGCGCATTCGCGCAATGTCTACGCACCGGCATCGTGGCTTCGATCTCGTGTTCGTCACGCAATGGCCGAACAAGATCCACCACCAGGTGCGCACGCTTATTGGTTCGCACACACACATGAATCGTTCGTTCGGCATGCAGCGTGCTGGCGTGCTCACGTGGTCGCGTGTGCAGAGCGATCCTTACGATGAGAAGGTGCGTGACAAAGCCGAGGAAGAAATCTGGTCCTACCCGAAGGCGCTGTACAGCCGCTATCGCAGCGCTACGCTGCACACGGCCAGTCACAAGTTCAAGGTTCCTAAGAAGGTCTGGCAGGCGCTGTCCGTGACCATCGTGCTGATTCTCGGTGTCTGGATGATCTATGCGTTCATCATCAAGCCTTCTCCGACGCCCAAGAAGGTGGAGGAGGGGGCCGGTGCTTTGCCGGCGGCAGGAGCCCTGGCGCCCTTGGGCGCGGGCGGGCCGGCGGCACGGCCCCTCACGCGTGAGGAGTACATTGAACGTCATACGCCGCGGATTGAGTTTCAGCCGTGGTCAGCCCCGGCGTTCGATGACAGGTCCGTGCAGTCGCAGCCCGAGTTGTACTGCATGGCCTCCGGGACCACCGAGCAGGACACTACCTGCACGTGCGTAACCGAGCAGGGCACCAAGGCAAAGGTCAGGTTGCCGGTGTGCCTTGCGATTGCACGCGACGGACCCGCCTACAATCCCTACCGCGCACCCCGCCAGATTGATTCTGGCGCCACCACCCAGCTTGCCGGTGTGCAACCGATCAACACACAGCCAAGTGGCGTTGCCGGTACAGTGATTGCGGTTGGTGAGCGGCCTATGTCTACGTTCCCTGAGTCGGTGCAGAATCGCTACAGCGGGAATTAGCGTGGCGCATCAAGGGGTGCAGGTTGACGAAATCTGCACCCAACCGTTTTCCACTCGACGGAAGGTTTGGCCGTTGATGCAACGGTGACCCGGCGGAAGCGTCTTGGGCCTTGCTGCCCGTTCTGCGGCCTCGCGCTTACTGCGCACTTCTTCAATCGGCACCTCCGGGTACAGCTGCCGTGCGAGGGCCTCACCGGCACGTTCCTGTTCCTTCATGGCAGCATTTCCGGCCACGCCCAGGACACCGCAGGTTGCCAAGAGCAACGCACTGCCGCCCAAGAACACGCCTAGCGCCACCTTCCATACCAATCCCGTCGAACTCGCCATCGATGGCACCCCCAAGCAATCCGATGGCCATTCTAAGGGGTGTAGGGGCGGCGCCCCTACGGAAGCGCCTCACACGCGCTGGCGAGGCCTCGGCCCCGGTACCGACAGGACACCCGAGACAGGATCGGCGTCAGGACCAGCCATCACCTCGGAAGACCGCTTTGCGCGACGATGGGCGACCTCGGCCAGGTCAACGATGTCGGCACGCCCGAACGGCCGTTTCTGGCCGCCTCGGGCAATCTCCATCATCCGACGCCATTCCTGCGCCTGTGCTGCCAGCAGAGAGAGCCAAGCCAAATCCTGCGGTTCCAGCTCACGGCCTTCGGGTGTGACCAGTCGGTCAGCCTTAAACGAAAAACCGGCCCAAGGGCCGGTTAGGTTGCGATCACGCACAATTAGGCTCCATGCCATAGCAGGGCTGAGGATCGAGGCAAGATGCGTGCCAGCCACCCTCGGATCGCTCTGAACATAATATACATTATGCGAAATGCTGTATCGGTAGGCCGTAGGCTTTTATCGGTTCTGCATGGCAATGTCGGTCGCCCCTCCCTCCCGGCCCAGGGCGTAGATGAATGCGCCCAGTAGCTGGTTCTCGTACGGCAGTGTCGGCAAGGCCAGATGCCGTGGCTTGGCAGAACACGCACCATGATGCGAAACGCTAGGCTTGGCGTCAGGAGTCAGGCGTGGGGTTCCAGCTCAGCGCCGGTGCTCCACAAGCGGTGACGGATCCTCGTCTCGATGTTGTCCATGTCCTGCCTTCCCTGTTTGCGGACCCAGGTGATGTCGTCATCAAGTCGCTCTGAGCGTGGGAGCATCGGGGACTCATGGTTGGTCTCGTGCTCAATCAACGCTCCGTGGATGCGACGTAGTATGGTTAGAAGATCATCTTTCATGGCTTGGTCGAGAAAGATGGCGTGCCGGCTGATCTTGTTCAATGCAGAATGGCGGGCGCGCTTGGCGTGATGCAACTGATGCCAGAAATCATAGGTGCGGAACTGCGTGGTCTTATCCGGTGCGCGGCGGATCACATCCTTCTGCCACTCTTCCAGCTCGCACTTTTCAAGGAACGCCTGAAGCTGTTCGTGCTGCATCCGATTCAAGTCTGGATGGAGTTGAAGTGGCGAGACGAAAGTTGCGGTCGTCCAAAACGCCTCATGGACCTCGTCCCAGACCATCGGGAGCACCTCAAATTCACGCTGGTGCAGCTTGGTCGCTCGATCGAATGACTTGGTCAGTTCGTTGCGCAGGCGTTCGATTTCCTTGTTGTGCACATGCGTCAAGTCTTGCAGACGACTCTTGAACTTCTCATCGAGCCAGCCTTCGGCGAGCTTCTTGAAGATCTGGTAGACAATGAGGCTGAGGCCGCCGCCGGCTGCGAGCGCGCTCAGAATCCATTCGGGGATGGTGTTGGGCATCGGCGGCGCTCCCTCAGGCACGGGCAAGGTGTGAGTAGTATGGTGAGCTTACGGGCTGGGGCCGACGGCAGCCTGACCGCTGGCAGGGTTGCCGTTGAAGTAGGTCAGAGCCTGGTCATGGATGGCGCAAACGGCCTTGTTCAGTGCTTCTGGTTCCAT